ATGCTGCCGGCCGTGCGCGCCCTCATCGACCATCTTGCGGAGAACCTGCCCCGCTCGATGCAGCGCTGCCAGGAGATCGTGCCCAAGGCCGCCTCCGACAGCATCTGGTCCATCTGACCGGGCCCGTTTTCGCTTTACAGCGGCGGAGAATGTGCTAACTCCCTCGTGAGAGTGCCCTTATAGCTCAGTTGGTAGAGCACCTGATTTGTAATCAGGGGGTCTCGGGTTCGAATCCTGATGGGGGCACCAATTCTTTCGACTTTACAGTCACTTCCCAAGCGCGTGAGATATTTCTGAGACCACTATGAGACCGTGAGACATTGCGGATGTCTCATGCGGTCTCACGCCTTGACTCGTGCCGTTGACGGAACATAATAAGAACATTCCGGCGATCGGCCGCCATAACCCGAATCAAAAATAGCCAGCCTACTGTGCCACCACAGGAGATCGATGACGTGCGCCCGCTCGACAAAGAAGAAATGCCGACCGATGAGGCCGAAAACATTCTAGCCCTGCACCAGGGCGACGCCCTCGAGGCGTTGCGAACGGTCATCGCCGAACGCGACGCGATCGAGGAGCGCCTGCGGATTGCCAATCTCGTCATGGGTCGCGGCTACACACGCGGCTGGCGGCCCTGACCTTGTTTCGTCATGGCCCGCCCTCGCCTGCCAGATCTCACGCCGGGTACGATGCTCGAGCCATCGATGCTGTCGGGGACCCATGTCTATGTGAACTCCCGGCAGCATTCGGTCACACTTGGCGACGTGCCAGACTGGTATGGCATCGGCGCGCGCTGCGCGAAATGCAAGCACGCCGCGCTGCTCGATCGGTGGGAACTGGCCTATCGCTACGGGAAGCGGCGCTTCGTCATCACCCTTGAGCCACTGCTACGGTGCACACGCTGCGGGAACAGGGAGGCGAATGACTTCGTCCTGGCGAAGCTCAAGCGGTAGAAGATCAGACGGGACGACCGAAACGCTGGACAACGACCATCATGAGGAAGTCAGACAGCCACATGGCGCTTACGCCAATGAGGAAGCCAACGGCGCCGAAGGTAGCAAGGGGATCATCTGGCAGCGGCACGGACGTCGAGCGGAGCACATGCACGCCCCAGGCAGTAAGATAGCCGGCCGCCAGGGCGCCACAGATGGGCGACACGATGCGCTCGCGCATGGAGTGCCGCGAAGACGACAAGGCGCGCAGCAGGCCGCCGGCGCCGCCGGCGGAGAGCACCAGCGGATTGAGCCCCAGTGCCTCGAGAAGATCTCGCATCATGCGTCCTTTCGCGCGCTCGTGGCGCGGATGACGGTATTCCCGCCCATATAGAGCCCGATGTAAATGGTATAGATGGCGGTAAATGTTCCGAGATCCATTCCCATTTCGATGCCTGCCCGGGCGCCGAGCGCCTCCATCACGGCATTGATCAGGGGGCGCACCACGACAAGCCATGCGAGAAGGCCGTGCAGAAGCCACATGCCCGCCGGCCGCCAAAGCCAACCAAACGGCGTCTCCTTCTTCATCTCCTCGAGCATGAGCCGGTTCGCCTCACGCTGCTGCGCCGTCCAGGCTGCGATGATCTCCGGCGACTGCTCCTCGACGGCCTTGATCGCCTCCTCCTGCTTCGTCGCCGGCAGGCGCTCCAGCTCGTCGACCGACACCCCGGCCTTGCCCGCGATCGCGTCGATGATGACCCCGCCCAGCTCGCCGGCCGCCCCGCCGATCCTGTCCTCGAGGATGCTCTTGACGATCGGCGCACCAACCTTGGCAGCCGCGCCGATCAGGATCGTGGTCAGCGCGCTCATGCTGCAGCTCCCGCATAGGCTTCCGCTCGCGCATCGTGCGCGCGCTTTTTCACGAACATGACAGCAGCCACGACAATCGCCGCGACAATGAGGCCGCCGAGCACCCATACCGCCGCGGCGTCGATCGCGCCGGGATCGAGTGCAATGGTGCCGCCGGCGGCGCCGCTCGCGCCGCCCGTCGCCTTTGCCGTCGCCTTTGCCGTCTTGGCCGCCGTCTTTGCCGCCTCGGCCTCAAACCTCGCATCGGCCTGGATCCGCTTTTCGGTCGCACCCATATAAGCCAGTGCCATGGCGACGCCGCGCACCTCTATGTCCGCCACGCGCCGGCCCCAGCCTTTGCCGAACGTCTTCCAGATCTTCAAAGACTGCATGAAAGACAGGCGAGCACGGCAGATCCGCTTGACGGTCACGGAGTGGTCGCTGCTGCCAGCGGATGCCTTCAGCCATTTGATGCCGCGCGAAACGCTGGAATTGACCGAAGCGTCATACGTCGCAAGATCAACACCAGGCACTAGTGCGAAGGCTACAGCTGTCGGATTCCAGTAATCTTCGCGATAGATCGCCAGCACCTCGGCATTCGTAACCGTCCTCACGTGACGATTGGGCTTGCCCTTACGCCTCAGCCATTCGGTGAACTTGCCCTGGGTAACCCCCTTCATCGTCGCGCCGCCGGGATCGTCCTTGTGGTCGCTGTAGAGGCCCTCGTGCTTCGCCGTGATGGCATGGCAAATCTCGAAACGGTCCGACATGAAAACGGCTCCAGCCTGGTTGAGGTGGAGCCGAGTGTAGAAGCCCGTAGGCAGCGTCAAATGCGCAGGTCAGGACGGCGCGAGGATCTGCGCTGCCCTCTCAGGGCCGAAAAGAGCCGTCGCCATGCTTTCGAGCAGCGGCCAAAGCTCGTGGTCGCTTTGATAGGAGGAGGCATATTTGAAGATGTTGCGGATCCGTAGCGGCTGGGCTGCCATCGCGGTCTCGACGTCTTCAGCCTCATGATCCGTCATGCGCGACCATAAATCGACGGGATAGACGACGATCACCGGATTCGTCGCAGGTGGAGCGGCCGCCTCAAGGTCGGCGATCTCCTGCGGGGTCAGTGGGATTTCCTGACGCTCGCCAGTCTCCAGATCATACTCAACGCGGAACATCATATCAGAACTCCCACCAAATTTTCGCCGTTCCGGAGAGCGTTGCCGCACTCCCTGATGACAGGCGCACTCTAGACAGATTACCGACCAACCCAGCGGCTAGAACGCTGATGATCTGATTGCCGTTCGTGAGGTACTGCATCCCCCCTTCGACAAGCCATTCATTTCCGCTCTGCTTGGTCATCACTACGCGGCCAACGAACAAAATCGGCAAAACGCCCGCGCCTATCGTGCCAATGTACGCGGCGTTCGTCGCTATTGAGGACACACTAGACGCACCAACGGAGGAAAGAGCGCCAGCATACCCGCCGGTCGGATATCCAGATGCATCGCCAAGCTCCAAGCGAGCAGCACCGTTTGTTGTCCCCATTTTCAAATCGAGCATCACGCGCTGCACATCGGCGGGGATGCCAGTCAGTTCGATGGACGTGCCGGAAAGAGCGATCGACCCGCCATTTTTCATGCCCACTTTCCCCAAGTCGATATCGGCATCCGGCATCGTCACTGTCCGGACGGTTGCCGCCGAAATCCCGGCAAGCGAGAATGCCAGGCCCTTGGTCGGATCCGCGGCATCCCAAAGACGAAAACTGGAAAGGAAGTAGCCGTTCGCGATCTTGCGCACCGTTTTGAAGATGCCAGCAACCAGTTGGGCAACTGTAATCGACCCCAGTGCGCTCGCGCTGGTATCGTAGACGCCAAGCTTGTCCGTGTCCGCGAGGTTGGCACCACTCAGCGCCGGCGCCCCTTTGATGGCAGTACCAGTGACGTCTGTATTGCTGAGATAGGTTCTGAAGGCGGCGCCATCGCCCTTCAGGACAAGAGACGAACCATTCGGCACGATGATCGCCGCATTGGCGCCGTCGATCTCCTCGGCACCGTTCGGCACGATCGTCATGGCGCCGGCGTTGATGTTCTTGAAGATTGCGACAAATCCGGCCCCCAGCGTCGCGGCCGTGGCAAGATTGAAGGCAATTGCCGTCGCGCGATTGCCGACGATCACCTTGCCGCTGTCACCGGCATCAACATCGTTGGTGGCGGCGGTTTCCACGCGCTCCAGAAAGCCGAGCGCGCCATCATTCCGCTCGTCGTACCGCGCCATGGCAATGCCGCCCAAGGTCACGCCGTCGCCGCCGTGCCAGCGCTTGGCGGTCTCGTTCCAGACAAGCAGGCCAGCACCGACGATACGGGCCGCCAGCTCGGCCGCCGTTGCCTTCAATTGGGAAATGGGAGTTGCCACGTCAAACCTCTCCGGGATTACAGGTCAGCCAGCCGTCCCAGATCACCGGGGAACAGCGTTAGATCGTCGGCCAGGCGGCCAAGGTCATAGAAGGTGCCAGGCTCAAAGCCCGCATAGCCCGCCGTCGCCATGTCGACGAGGATCTGCGCCTGCGCCTGGGAGGCCGCCGCGGCGGATGCGGAGTTTCCGGCCGCACTGGCCGAGAGCGCCGTCGCCGCTTGTGAAGCGGACGCCGCGGCGGCTGAGGCAACGGCGAGATCGGTCGCGGCCTCGATGTCATCCGCATTCGTGCCGCCGACAAGCCGGCCGCCCTGCTTCTTCAGCAGCTCACCATCGGCGATGTCGCCAGAGACAACGAGGGCTGTTCCATCGAAGTCTACCTTCAAGGATCGCCCGATGTCGCGCGACTGCTCTTGCTGCGTCGCCGCGATCTTGCTGAATTCCTTCTCGAGCGCGTCCGGATTGATCCTGGTGCCGCCCATCACGCCCGCATCGCGCGACGCAACGCGCGCGGACGCAACGACAAAAGACGTCGTATCCTGCAGGATGGCCGAGAAGGTCACGGTAAAATAGTCGAATGGAAGGCCGCCGACCTTTTCCACCAGCGCGTCGGCAAGCGAGAAACCTTCGACATTCGGCGGGCGCATCCAGACCTGCACATCGTCGATATCGAAGATCTTGAAGTCAAACGGCCCATAGGTGGACCCGCCATTGCCGGTCAGAATACCGGTTTGGCGGATTGCGCGCGGCAACGGATACGGGTTTGTCATCGACGCCCTGCCTGGTTTCTTATCTAGGCAGGGTATTCGTCAGAGGCGGCCGTTCACTGCGTTAAGAGCGCTTTGTGGATTTAGCGGCCTCAACCTCGAGGTGCTTCGGCAGAGGCTTGCTCGAGCAACGCATATGGATTTCCCGGGCAAACAGCTTGCGCGCATCCTCCCGCTCCGCATCCGCCGCCGCAGCGATCGGAATACCAAACGGGCCAAGCAGAAGTCCTGCGCCGACGCCGATCGCCACGCGCGATCCGGTCTTGTTATCGAATTCCAGGGCCTTCAGGCGAATGTCCTTGCATTCCTTCGAATTGTATTTCGGATCGTCCTGCGGCAGAGAGGCCGCGTATTTGTCCGGCGTGGATGTGCAGCCGACCGTAAGCAGGCCGATCATGCCGGCGAGAATGACTTTTCTCATGCTTCCCCCAAGGTGTGAATGTCCCCGACCGCCACCTAAGCACGAGACAACCCTCGCTGGAAGGTGTCGGCTCACTCTGTCCCCAGCGCAGCCTCCGGCGCCGGCATCCGACGAAAGGTCACCTCACCGGGCTCCCACCAAAAACTGCCCTTGTTTTTCTGCG